TATGTCCTTCGCTAGAAGAATCTAAGGGTAATGAGGGTAGTATATGGCTTTTGGGTACTATTGTTCATTTTGACTCCGCCTTGCAGGGTATTTATGAATCGTATCTGGATGCCACTAGAAATAATAGAGAATATACATGGCATACTATATTTCATAAGGCTATACAAGATGGTAAGGCTTTATGGCCTTCATACTTTTCTATTGATAAATTAAAAGAGATTAGAAGAGATTATGAGAATGTTGGTCAGATTCATAAATTTAGTCAAGAGTATTTAAACGATGCTAGAGATGTAGCTAATGCTCCTTTCAAAGTAGACAGAATTAACTATTATGATGGCGATTATGTATATCATAATAAGTTTTCTTATTTGAATGTAGGTGATGACTATATACCTATCTATACGTTCATAGGCGTTGATTTAGCCGCAACTGCGACTGATACATCAGATATGCAGGCAATCGTCGTTCTGGGCGTTGATAAGCATAAGAATAGATATGTCCTGGATACATTCTATGATCGAATTCCTATATATGATATGCCTCAAGAGATTATGAACCTGGCTAGAATGTATAACCCTAGAAGAGTTACTATAGAAACTGTAGCCGCACAAGAAATGGTTAGAGATATGGTCACTAGATTATCCGCTAAAGATAGAAAATTGCTACCAGGTATATTTAAGGGCGCCAAGCCACCTCACGGGATTAAAAAAGAGGATAGATTGCTAGCCTCATTAGGCCCAATAATAAATACAAACAAGTTATATGTTAAAAGAAATATGTCTAATGTGGTAGATGAATTGTTTGAGTTCCCTAAGTCCAGGCATGATGATTTTATGGATGCATTGTACTATGCTAATCATTATATAGGTCATAACTACCCTAAGAGCGGCGTTGTGGATGAAGAACAATTTCAATCAAAAAAGAGAAAAACTAAGAAAAGATCGTATTCCTGGCTAACTGGAGCAAGAAAATAGGAAACTTTTTTATGTTTTAGGCATTTTGTCCTTGACATTTATAATTTTTTGTTGTAAATTATGCGGAATGCCCTACGGACGAGACATTCCTGAAACGGAAAGATTGGCTCTTCTAGCACAGCTCCAAGAGTTGTTCGGTGAAAAGCAAGGCTATCCCTATCAAAATCATTCTAATGGAATGAATTCTTTTGGTATGAATTCATTCAGTCCTACGTCTTCTCCCTATTCAAAAAACAATAACTTACTTGATAGATTAAAAGAATTTATGGGTAATTATAATAATATGCAATATAATAATGGCCCTTCCTACTGACGAAAGAGCACAGATGAATCAAGAGCTTTTACGCAAATGGCGTGATGCTCGTATTACTTGGGACACTGATGCTAGAATGGATATTGATTTCTTTTTGGGAAATCATTTTACCACAGCAGAGTCTAGTGAACTGTCATCAAGAAGTCAAGCAGATATACCAATGGATAGGATTTCTCCTGCTGTTGAAAAATTAAAAAGCGTTTTAACTGCCAGGCCTCCGATTTTTACTATTATACCTAGAGAGGACTCTGACCATCAGGTTGCCTCTACATGGAGACATATCTTAGGTTATGTATGGGATATATCTGATGGCGATCATCAGATGAAACAAGCGATTGCAGATTATGCTATTACAGGATTAGGATACTTATATGCTTATATAGATAGGGAAGCAGATTTTGGTAGAGGTGACGTGAAGTTTACCTATGTTGACCCGTTTAGGGTTTATGTTCCACCTTCCGCAAGAGATAGGTGGTTTTTAGATGCCGAGGGCATCATTCTTTCTACCATCTTAACAGGCGAGCAGATCGTTAACCTCTACCCTGAATTAGATGATACAATAGATGAAGAAGGCAATACAACGGATGGATTGATTAAACAGGTTTCTGGCGTTATGGAAGAAGATTATCCAGATGCTCAGAATAGAGCAACCATGTCAACGTGGACTCCAGCAGAAGCAAAAGACTTAGAATGGGGTAATGATAAGTATCAAATACTTGAAAGGTTCTATCCGATAAAAGTTCCATTCTATAGAATACTAGATGCACGAAATGGATCAGAACAGGTAATGGATGAAGATTCATTCGGCACATTCATGGAGGAGAACCCAGGACTCTTTGAAAGAGGATTCATGGAGTTTGAGCAAGTTTATCAGAATAGAATTGCTGTCTGTGCCTCCGTTGGAGAGATTGTACTTTATGAAGATGTTTTAAATACTGATGTATATCCTATAGTTCCATTACCTAATATTTGGACTGGAACTCCTTATCCCAAGTCTGATGTATCCAGAGCAAGGCCGATGCAGAAACTTCTCAACAAGTTATGGTCATTAGCCCTATCTCATGCACAGGCTTCTGCGGGATTAAAACTTATTGTACCTCTTGGATCCATTGAGAATATAGAAGATTTAGAAAGGGATTGGGCAAATCCCAATGCTGTTATTGAGGTTGATACTAGTCAGGGCGAACCTCATTATCCTGCCCCACAACCACTTGCCGGAGAGTTTTACAGGCTTATTCAACAGTCTGAGTTTTATATAGATTTTATATTTGGCTTGCCTGAGATGATGCATGGATTTGCAGAGAAGGCACCGGAGACTGTTAGGGGTACTGAGGCTATGGTGGCATTAGGATCCGAAAGACCGAAGTCCAAATTGAGAGATATAGAATTTAGTGTTAATAGATTGGGGAGAGTACTTTACTGTCTTTCTAAAGGGCATTATACATTTCAGAAAATATTCTCTCTCGTCCAGTCTAATAACGCACTAACAGAGGTTATGATAAATTCATACGATGATATGACCGGCGCTGTTATAGATATACAGAAAGACAGAATGAACATAGGTCAACATGATATAAAAATTGAACCAGGTAGCACATTACCAGAGAGTAAGTGGGCCACTTATGGGGTATACCTGGAAGCGTTTCAAATGGGTCTTGTAGATAGAATGGAAGTATTGAAGAAGAACCCAGAAATATTTGATAAAGAAGGTGTAATGCAAAGATTAAATGAAGTTGAACAATACAAAGCTCAGGTTGAGCAATTACAGACCCAATTACAGGGACTCAGCCAAGAGCTTGAATCTGCTAAGAAAGAATCAAGTAGTGATAAGCAGAGAGTTCAAATCGAAAAGTTTAAGTCCAGGTTATCTGAAATTGAAGCAAGGATGGACTCTGATAGAAGGGTCAATCGTGCCAAATTCAACAATGCTGTGCTTAGAGAGACGGATAAACTCAAAAGAGTATCCGATGAAATGGCTAACGCAGAGGGCGCCTAAAGGCGTTGAAGTCAAAAAAACAATATGGTGAAGTCCTGTATAGGGAAATCTTAAAAGGTTCTACCCGTAAATCAGGAACATCAAAGGAGTAAAATTATGGCTGAAACAAATCAACCACAGGAGGCTTCTGAAGAACTTGTAAGCGAAGGAATCCAAGATGAGGTTTATGAAATCGAGGAGGAAGATGAAGAGGTTAGAAAATTCCAATCATTATATGATAGGTCTCAGGCTGAGAATCAAAAACTTGAATCTCAGGTTCGGGAGATGGAAAAATTCAAACCACTTGTTAACCTTCTTGAAAATAGACCCGATCTAGTATCAATGATACAGGAAAATATCGCAGGACGAGGTCAACAGGAGAAGACTATGACGGAAGATGAATTTAACCCGTGGGATGCTTATTATAAACCAGAATCTCCATCTTATAAATTGCGGATGAAAGATCAGCAAAAGATGGTTGATTCAACAGTGGGCCGTCATATGTCGGCACTACAAGAACAAATGTTTGTAAATAATCTTCAGACTGATTTAAAAAGTAAATACAATTTTACTAACGATCAGGCTAGTAGGTTCGTGAAATTCTTTTCACAGCCTAAAGAGAACTTATCAATAGAAACATTAGTTGATGTATTTCTAAAGAATGAAAATGAAACGACTGCAAGACCAAATTCTTCTTTAGACCAGGTAAGGGCAAATAAGCAATCTCCTCGTTCCCCTGGAGTAATTCAGGGCCAGCAACCTGCAAGCAAGTCCCAAAAGGATAAATTATGGGATGAAGTTGTCGGTGCTGGAAGTCGAACTAACGTTTTATAAAATAAACTTAGGAGAAAATAGAGATGGCTTTAAACTCAACTCTAAATAGTGGACAAGTAAAGTTTGGAACTCCTGGTGCAGTCATTGATAGTACTATACCATCAAGAAGACTGTTTGATTTTAGCGACAGAGTCGCAGAATTGGCACCAGATGAATCCCCATTCTTTGTCTACTTATCGAAAGTTGCTAAAGTTCCAACATCTGATTCTCAGTTTAGATTCCTAGAAGATAGAACAAAGGTTGAAATGACAGATAGGAGCTTCTTGTTAAAAGGAGCGACTACATTGGTTGCCGAAGGTAGTAGCATGGACATGGTTTTTGATACTACTGGAGCGGCTTACGTTCAATGGTTAATTCCCGGAATGGTAGTTGCTATCGGCGATGTCGATGGTAACGAAGTTCCTACTACTGCGAATGTACGGATTAATTCTGTAGACAACACTAGTTCAACAGCACAAACAACAGTAAATGTGACCTCCATATCACATACTGGTACCACAAGTACACTTGCTTTGGCTGACGACTCAAAATGTACCGTTATTGGGACATCCTTCCAAGAAGGAAGTGGTTCTCCCGACGTATGGTCTTCAGAGCTTGATAATGAGTATGGATATACTCAGATATTCAAAACGGCTGCTGAAATGAGTAATACGGCAAGAGCAACTGTGTACAGGGGTTATGCTGATGAATGGTCTAGAATATGGAATCTTAAACTAAGAGAACATAAAGTGGATATCGAAAGGGCTATGCTTTTTGGACAAAAAGGCAGTGCTGGCGGTATTCAATACTCAGAAGGTATTGTTGGAAGTACAATAGCGGCAGGATATGGAAACGTTGTTAATGATGGTTCTCAAGTATCATATAACGAAGGTGTTCCATATTATAAGTCTAATACTGTAGCTCAATGGACATATGATGATCTATTGAGTGATTTTGAGGTTATATTCGACCCTGCAAGGGGTGGTGGTAGTTCTAAATTGGCTCTATCCAGTTTGCCTGTAATATCATACTTTAATAAGTTAGGACATACTGGATCTGGCTCAACTGGTTTTATTGGCGTAGCCGCCGGTACTGCTAGTGAAGATAACCCATTTAGGTATAACTTCAATCAGTCTCAAGGTTCATTTGGGCATAAAGTTATGAAGGTTGATACTATTCATGGTGATTTAACTCTTGTTAGAGAACCGTTGTTTAGAGGATTCGCTTCTGGCTTTTGCATGATGGTTGACCTTGATCATGTGTCATACAGACCTCTCGTTGGGAATGGTATGAATCGTGATACGCATATCACGACAAATGTGCAACAGGCTGATGAAGACTTACGGAAAGACATGATTCTAACAGAAGCAGGTCTTGAAGTATCTCTTCCTGAAACCCATGCATTGATCAACCTGGAGGGCGTGTAAGATGAGAAGTGATGTATTAAATAAAAGTAGTAATGCATATGATGGCAAAAGCAGACCTACTACCATATTTGATTGGAATTATATTAAATGTGGTAGTCCTATGTTTAGTCATGCACAGTCGTCTAACTCTTCTGGCCCAGTAACAGCTACCGAGCATCGTATTGGTATGATATTTCCAGGAGCAAATGGCGAATTATATCCTGTAGAGATGTGCAGAATCGGCGCAAGTACTGGCCCAGTAGAAACACCAGTTTTCGAAGGAACAGTTCCTGCTGTCGATACAGGTAGTACTGCCGCAGGATTGAACATGCAAATGGATCAAGACACGGCTGCTGACTTAGGATGGGAATTAGTTCCTGGGGGTTCTCCTCTTGGAAATAAATCCAACATATTCTTAGCTGGTACGCATTCTGGGTATATAGATGTGACATTCTGGACAACTGAATGGACTACATATGATGGTATGTCTATCGGATTTAGAAAAGCTGAGAACTTTAACGATGGTCATGCTCCGATTGTAGCGGCAGGTACAGGTGATCCTATATATGAGGACTTTGCTACATTTGGCATACAAGAATCTGATAAGATACAGATAGCTACTGATTTGAATGGTGGTGGCTCTGGTACTTATACAGATACTACTCAAACTCCAACTGATAGTGACAATCTTCAGTTAAGAGTTATATTGGCATCAAGTGGTGCTGTTACCTATAAGCATGTTAGTAATGCAGAAGCAGGTGCTGGTGCCTTAGCGGCTCCAACTGCAACTGCCTCGTTTACTTTCGATAGTGGTGACACATTGATTCCTTATATATGGTGTCATGGTAAAGATCATGCTGATTCACAACTGCTTGTCAAGGATATGAAAGTAGTTAGAGATCAGGTAGTTGATGGCTACAGCGTAGCTTAATGCATAATAATCCGAATCAATAAGGATTAGCAGTTATAAACTGTGAGATAAAGCGATAAAGGTTTTATCTCGAATTAGGTGGTTGGAGAGTCAAATTTCCTTCCACCTCAATGAGAAGCGATGAGCTAGTCAAAAGATTAGAAAAGCTTGAAAAGAATTCTCATCCAGCAAGAGATTTTCATGTTGAATATGAGAAATGCATAAAAGAAATTGAATCTATGAAGAAAAGATTAGATCAATTAGAATCTGTATCTAGTAGTAGGATTGATGATAGTCGCTAAGATTTGCAATAGACATGGATATCATAAAGGTGCTTCTTGCCCTAAGTGTGAGAAATCTAAATCAAAAGATAATAAATGGACTACTGATATCTATATGATTAGTGAGATAGGTAAAAGAACTGATATAGAATTTAGATCAGTATCTATGGAAGAGGACATTAAAAACTTTAGGAGAAATGCATAATGCCAAAAGTCGGAAAGAAAAAGTTTTCTTATACTAAAGCAGGTATCAAGGTTAATATCACAGCAAATTAAGGAGAGATAGTTATGCCATACGGAAAAGGAACATACGGGAGTAAGGTGGGAAGGCCTCCAAAGAAGAAGAAAAAGAAATCGAAGCCCAAGAAAAGCAAAAGGGCAAAGAGGAAGAAATAATGGCTAACGAATTAAGAATTGAAGCTCAGCTAGAATATAGCAAGAGCGGTGTCAAACAAAATAAACATGATTCTACTTATGCAGATGTTTCTGGAGATTCCTTTACCCATGTGGTTCAAGAAATTGGAACTAGTGATGAGCTGATAGTTATTGGTAGTGATGTTGCAACTTGGGGATATGTATATCTTAAAAATCTAGATTCAACCTATTATATAGAAGTTGGTCTAACAAGTTCATATTCAATAAAATTGAAACCCGGAGAAGTTGCTTTATTCAGAGCGGCAGCCGCTTTATATGCGAAGGCAGAGACAGGTAGCTCGGGATCTGATTTAGAAATTATAGTAATCGAAGAATAATGGCAACATTTCAAGTACAGGTAGAAGATATGGTGGGTACGGTAGAGACTACTGTTGGGAGTGGTGCTTCGGATACTACCGCTATCACATCTTGGTTGACTGATGGAGCGAAAGAAGTTATTAATGCTATGCCTCCCAATCTTCTTATTTTGTGTTCCGCTGAAGCTACTGCTTTTACCCCACGAGCACCAGGGAGCGAATCATCTGCATCTGTATTAAATACAGGTAAAGTATTTAACGTAAGAAGAAATGATGGTACTATAGATCAACCCTGTAGAATGATATTGTCTCATATAAAAGGAAGAGCATCTGATCCACATGATATGGA